ATCTTAGACCAATCTACTAACTTTTGGGAAGCTAATCCACAGTTTAAGATATATCCACCATTTCATCTATTGTATGAAAAAGATAAATCTAAAGATAAAGATTTCTCATCAAGACAAATGTGGACTATATTCTTTATGTGTGACCCTGATGAACATGATAATATATTTTATAGAATGGCTTATGGTGAAAGAAAGAAAACATTATCAGAAACTTTTGTTAAAGATTTGGATTGGGATAATGTTGATTTTGTTAAATGTTTAGAAGCATATCCTTTAGAATGTATGACTGCTGTACAAAGAGCTTATGCAGAAGAAAAGAATCAGTTGCAAAAGAGAGCTAAGTTGATTGCTGATACAGAATTAACATTGGATACTACAGAGTTTTTAGGAGATAAAGTAGTTGTTGTAAAAGGAACTGCTACACAAATCAATATGTTACAAAAAGATTCTTTGTCTATTTATCAAAAATATCAAAAAATAGAAGAAGAATTTATTAAAGAAAAACAATCTGTTAGAGCTAAAGGTGGTTCTAAATTAACTAAATCGGAAAAAGGAGATTTATGGTAGATATACAAGTAAAACTAGTAAATAATAATAGACCTGGAAGAAAACTTAAAGAACTAAAAGGTATTATTGTACATTGGACAGCTAATGTTAAACCTACAGCTGGTGCTGAAGCACATCTTAAATATTTTGGTAATACTACAGTACAAGCTAGTTGTCATTATGTAGTAGATGATGAAAATATTATACAAATGATTCCTGATAATGAAGTAGCATGGCATGTAGGAGATAAACCTAGACGAGCTAATCTTCCTGTTAGAAGAACTTTAGTTCCTGCTGGTGATAGTGCTAATAATTACTTTATTGGTATAGAAATGTGTGTTAATACGAATAGTAGATTTGAAGATACTTTACGAAATGTTAAGTATCTGATTAATGTATTATTAGAAAGACACAAATTAACTATTGATAATGTTTATAGACATTATGATATAACAGCTAAAGATTGTCCAATAATGTATCAACCTAATTATGTTGAGATGCAATATTTTGATTGGTCTTGGATAACATTTAAAGAATATGTCAGAAGTAGCTAATATAAGTACATGTACTGATGAATGGAATTTTAAATGGATTCAAATTGAAGATTTAGAAGGAATACTCAATGAGTTTAAACCTCAATTATATCATCCTGATGACCCTAGATATAATTCTTTTTGGCAATTAACTCGTTCTAAATGTATTGAAGGTATTTGGTATCCTCAATTTGGACAGTATAGATATGTTCCTGGTAGAATAGGATTCTATGGAAGTTATTGTACTATTGTAGAAACTGATAAGAAAACAAAAGCTAGATTAAAATTAAAACCTAATATCAGAGATATAGAGTGGCATTTAGCTTATTATTATTTAGAAGCACAAGGATTTTCAGGATTTGAAAATGATGATGAATATACTTGTAACTGGAAAGTATTAAATCCTGATGCTTTTTACATGACACTAGAAGAAAAAACTACTATATTTAATAAAAAAGGATTTTTAAAAGAATTTGTACATCCTAGAGATTATTTATTTCAACTTCATGATAAACCATTAGGAAGACCATTATATTTTAATGATGCTAAAAACTTTGTTATATTAGGTTCTCGAGGTGGTGGTAAATCATATACTGCTGCACTAATGTGTATATTATTTGAATTAATCTTTGATGGAGAAAAATATTATAAACCTGGAGATGTTAGAAGAGAATTAAAAGCTGAAATAGATTTAGGTTCAGGAAGAAAAGATAAATCTAGTGAGTTAGCTGAAAAGATAGAAGCATCATTAAATGAATTAGCACTTAATCAAGAGTTTGGAGTATGGGGAAAACCTGGAGATGATGATTATGAACCATGTCCATTTTGGAAAAGAATGACTGGGCATATTAGTGCTAATAATAAAGATAATCCTTGGCGTAATACAACACCTGTAAAAATTAAGAATGAATGGAAAGAAATAGGAACTGGTTCTACACTATATCATAATGTTTATTCTACTAACAAAAGAGATGGTGGACAATCAGGAGCTGGTGGTAGAAGAAATCTTATAGTTTATGAAGAAATAGGATTAATGGAGTTGTTTATAGAAGCATGGTTATCAAATGATGCTGTAGTTAAAACTGATGGTGAGCAGTTTGGTGTACAATGGGGAATTGGTACATCAGGTAATATAGAAACTATTCATGATGCTATGAAGATATTTACACATCCTGATGATTATAATTGTTTAAAGTTTAAATATGGAGATCAAGATCAATGTTTGTTTCTTCCAGCATATATAACAGATAAAAGATTTAAGGATAAGAATGGTAATACTGATATTCCTAAAGCATTATCATTTTATCAAGAAGAAATAAAAAAAGCATCTAAATCTTCAGACCCTAAAGTATTAATAAGACAAAAAATGAACTTTCCACTACGCATAACTGATATGTGGTTATCAGAAGGTGGTTCATTATTACCAGTAAAAGAAGCTGAAGAAAGAGAAAAAGAATTAATAAGAGATAATTTATATGAAACACTAGGAACTGCAATCGATATGTATTGGGATAGTGCAGCACAATATGGTGTTAACTATCAGATTAAAACAAATCCTAAACCTATTTATAATTTTCCAATAAAAGCTGGAGATGATTTAACAGGTGAGTTTATGATATATATTAGTCCTGATAAGTTAAAACTAAATGGTATTATTCCTAATGATGCTGTTATTGTACTGCATGACCCATACATATCAGATGAAATGGACAAAGGAGGTTCATTAGGTGCTGCATATTTTATTGTTAATCCTAAATATGAAGTATATGGATTGCCAGGAAATGAAATAGCAGCTACATATATTGGTAAGAATTTAGATGGTATAGATAGATATAATGAGATACTAGAGATGGGTATTGCATTATATGGTAATCCTGTTAGAAATTTATGGTATGAAGCTAATAGAGGAGATAGACTTAGAGCTTATTTTTTAAAGAAAAAGAAAGCTGATTTACTATGTCTTAGACCACAATTTGAACAAGGACAATTTATTTATTCAAGAACAGTAAGTCAAACTGGATATATAGTAGGAAATAATTTAGCTAAGATATCATTAGTAGATTCTTTTAGAGATTGGCTTTTAGAAAAAAAAGAAATTCAGGGAATAGAAATTTCTAATATAGAACGTATTCCTTGTATATTTACTATTAGACAAATTAAAAGTTATAATTTAAAAGGTAACTTTGATGGAGTTTCTGCGTTATTAGGAATAACTCTTGCTATTGGTGAACAGAATTATAGAGTAATGAATAAATCAAAAACTGTAGCATTACAGACAATACGTAATCATATAAATAATAGATGGAAGCGGTATTCAATTTAAGAGAAAAGAATAAATCAGATGATTGGTATAAAAGTATAATGAACACCATTGTACCTTTTAATAATACCAATATGGAATCTTATGAGAAATATAGACTTATCTATTCCATTCTTAACAATGATGGTAGTGTTTTATTTAAACAGTTATATGATTTATGTAATCCTGAAGGGGATATGTTTAAATTACCTTTTGAACAAGATAGAGAAATAGTTATATACAATAGATTGTATCCTAAGTTTATGTATCTTGTTGGACAAATGCTTAAACGTGGAGATAATTTTGATGTATTATTATTATCTGATAGAGATAATGCTGCAAAAGATGAAGAATTAAAGAAATTACTAGAAGCTGCTATTAACGAAGAATTAGCTATATTTCAAGCACAACTGGAAGCACAGAATGTTAATCCTGAAGAGATTGAACAAGCTATGCGTACTATGCCTAAACCTGAAGAAATTGATGTAAAGAATTTTAAGAGTGAGATGGAGATATTCTATAACGATGTTGTAGAATATTTTAAAGTTAAGTTTGATATAAAATCATTAAAATCATTATCATTTAAACATGTACTCGCAGTAGATAGATGTTTTATAGTAGTTATAGAAAAAAATGGACAACCACATCCAATGGTATTAAATACACTACATTGTGGTTTTCATAAGAATAGTAATGAAGAAAGAATAGAAAAAGGAGATTATTGGTGGTATAGAACTCCAATTACTGTTACAGAAGCTATTGATGAATTAGAAGGTAAAGTAGAAGATGAAGTATTAGAAAGATTAAGAGGTTATACATCATCTAACTATCTAACACCTAATGCAGCATGGGATGTAACAAGTGGACAAGCTAAATCTCAATATAATTATTTAAGTTTAGAAGAAGGATTAGAATCAAGATATCATGATAATAGATACATTGGACAATCAACAGGAACATCAGGAGATAGAAGATATAGAGCTAATCAATTAATATGGAAAACTTATTTAGAGTTTAAAGCCTATAGAGAAGTTATATTTCTTACTATGTTTAATGAATATAATGAAGTAATTACTGAAGTAGTAGATAATAAATATCCTATTCCTGAAGATGCAGCTACTACATTTATTATTAATAGATATAATCAGAAAGCTAAAAGATATGAATGGATAGATGAATTTGGTAATGTAGTATATGCTGAAAAGATGTATATACCTAGAAGATATGAAATAACAAGATATGGTTATGATATCTTTACTGATATGAGAGAAGTTCCTAATCAACCATTATCTATTGATAATCCTTATGATTTTGAGTTATCTTGTAAAGGTAGAATCTTTTCAGGGTTAAATGCTGAATCTATATCATTAGTAGAAAGAGCATTACCATCACTATTGCAATATACATTTGTTAAAGATTTACAGAACAGAGAATTAGCTAAATACGAAGGTTATATAAAAAATATTGATGCTAGTCAGATTCCTGATTATCTAGCTATGGATGAAAATGGTAATCCATTATATGAAGGTGCTGATAAACTAAAAGTATGGAGGTATTTAAGACGTACACTAGGAGATAGTTATTATGACCCAACAGCTACTACATCAGGACTACCAAACAATCAAAGAACTACAGCAGTAACAGCTGAACAAGCTGGTTCTATTGCAGAGATAGTTAATATGCAACAGTTATTAGACTTGATAGATAGAGAAATGGGAATGCAAATGTTAGTACCACCACAAGCTGAAGGTATTTACTCTCCAAGTTCTAATGTATCAGATAATCAACAAGCTATAGCACAATCTTATACTATGGCTGAAGAATATTTTAGATTGCATCAATTAGTTCTTAAAGAAACAGTAAATGAATATGTTACACAGTTTACTAATTACTATCGTAGATTCTTTGAGACTAATCCTGAAAAAACAGAAACATTCTTGAATTATGTTACTAGTGATGGAATGAAAAAGACTATTAGAATAAAACCAGAGTTACTAAATCATGAAGATTTAGGAATCTTTATTCATGATGGTGACTATAATGAGAGATATCGTCAAATAATGACACAAATGATACAACCACTAGCACAAAATGCTGGAGAAGGAGCTGAAAGAATATCAGAGTTAGTTATGGCTATGACTAGAGGTGATAGTCCTGAAAAAGTACATAAGATGATTGCTGCTGCTGCCAGAGAACAAGAACAAAGATTACAACAACAAGGACAACAACAACAACAAATGCAAGAGCAACAACTAATAGCTCAAGCACAAATGAAACAACAAGAGCATAATAATAAGATGGAGCAAATTACATTAACTAAAAAATTAGATGCTGAAATAAAAGCTATGGATGTTTATAAATTTGCTGATGATTTAAATGCTGATAAAGATGGAGTTCCAGACCATATTGAAGCTTATAAAGCTATGAGAGGATTAAATCAGAAAGATAGAGAATTAGATATTAAAGAGGAAGATATAGCT